CGAACCATCTAAATACTTTATATTTTGTCTTACTATCTATTTAGATGTCATATAAGGGAAGATATAGACCATCGAATCCGAGAAAGTATAAAGGTAACCCTTCAAACATAATTTATCGGTCACTTTGGGAAAGAAAGTTCATGGTCTATTGTGATAATCATACTAAAATACTTGAGTGGGGTAGTGAAGAGATCATGTTACCCTATCGATCACCAATTGACAATAAAATACATCGATATTATCCTGATTTTTATATCAAAGTTAAAGAATCAAACGGTAAGATTAAAAGATACATCATTGAAATAAAACCAAAGAAACAGACAGTTGAACCGAAGATGAAGAAGAGAAAGACAAAAGGTTACATCTATGAAGTTTACGAGTATGCAAAAAATCAAGCAAAATGGAAAGCTGCAGAGGAATTTTGTAAAGATCGTATGTGGGAGTTTAAAGTATTGACTGAGGATGAATTAGGAATTAAGAAATGAATAGTTATCCTACCGATGACAAAGAAAATCGTGTAAGATCAGTTGTTTATGGTCTCATAGGCACGGAAGATGCTGATGACATCATGATTGAATTGATGGATACTTTAGGAAGTAGTCAAACATCTGTTCCTGACGTTGGTAAGTATTATATATTTGTATATCAACCGAAGACACCTAATATACAGTACGATCAAAACCCACTAGTCGCAGTGACAGATGTTTTCAGATGGGGGTTTCGTGGAATCAATTTACACATGGGGCAGTACCGACAATATACATGGAATGAATTGGTTGGTCAACTATATGAAATAAATCCTGATGAGTTATCAGATGTACAAGAACTTCCTTTTGGAAAAATGTTACTAAATAGTTAAAAATTAGGTCGATATGGGTAATGTAAGAGGTAGTGGAGCTAAGAATAGAGGAAACAGAATCCCCTATGTTAATCCAAACCCAAGTAAAAATGTAAGAGGTAGTGGTGCTAAAAATACAGGTAGTACTAGAAGAGGATTGGCTAATTATGGAGCTAATTATAAACAGGAAGAACTAGATGCAATTGCCAAAGCTAATGACTGGAAGTCTAAATCCCAAAATAGAAAACAAAAAACAAAATCTAGGAATCGACAATTTGAATCACTACGTTATCCTGTCGCAAGAATTGATACAGACAGTGATTATCTAGAAATAAAAGTTTTAGAATACTCGGCACCAGGATTTGAAAAAAGTCAATCAGGTCAAGCATTAAGATTACAAACTAGTTCAGAGTCATTAAAAAATCAAGAAAAAATTCTTGGGATGATATACCTTCCAATTCCAGAATCAATCACCGATTCAAATGGTGTTACATGGGGTGAAGATAGATTGAACGGTTTTGCCGCTGCTGGACTTGGAATTGCAAGTGATATGATTACGTCTGGTAATGTTGCTGAGGCTATAACAGCAGGAGCAAATCGTACAAAAGATGCTGTTGGAAAATTATTAGGTGATCAAAATACAGTTAATGCTACGAACAGTGTTTTTGCAGCTGCTGCAGTCAATGCACTCGGTGCTCGAACAAGTGCAACAGGTATTCTAGCAAGACAATCAGGTGCGATCTTGAATCCTAACATGGAATTATTATTTAATGGAGTTCAATTGAGATCATTCAGTTTTAATTTTGATTTTGCACCAAGGGATGAGAAGGAGAGTGTTGTTATAAGAGATATAGTTCGTGCTTTCAAAAAAAGTTTAAATGCAAAAAATGGTTCGAAGGATGATAACAGTAGTGGACTCTTCATCGGTTCGCCAGACGTTTTTCAGTTGACATATAAAACTGGTGGAAAAAATCATCAATTCTTACACAAATTTAAACCAATGGCATTACTCAATATGGTGGTTAACCATACAGGTGCAGGAACATATGCTACTTATGATAATACCGCACCAATTCATACAAAAATAGACTTAACATTCCAAGAGTTAAATCCAATCTACTCTGAGGATTATGATGTAGAAGAAGGTATGGAGGGTACAGGATTCTAATGGGATATTTTAGAGAATTACCAGATTTATTATATCAATCACCATATTCAAATCGAATTTCAAGTAGCACTTATGTGTCTGCTAAAAATATTTTTCGTCGTATGAAAATACGTGATGACTTAAAAAATGTATTCACAGTTTTTAACAAATATGAAATTGAAGATGGTGAGAGACCAGATACAATTGCAAGAGACTTGTACGGTAAGTCAAATTTAGATTGGGTAGTTTTAATCACAGCAAATATCACAAATGTTCGTGATGAATGGCCACTATCAAGCAAAGAATTATATGATTATACAGTATCTAAATATGGACTGACTGAGATTAATAATGTCAGACATTATGAAACAACCGAAGTCAAAAATAATCGTGGAATTATTATTTTACCAAAAGGAAAACATGTAGATAAAGATTTTAAGATTAGGAAACCCGATATCGCAAACGAAGCAACAACAACTATAAATCCAGTAAGAGGTGTTAGTTATTATGAGCATGAAGTAATTTTAAATGACAACAAAAGAAATATTAATATTCTTCGACCAGAATATTTACAAGAATTTTTAATTGACATAAAAAATGAGATGACCTATAAAAGATCATCCCAATTTGTCAATAGTAAATTAATAAAAACAGAAAATACTAGAGTAACAAATTAATTATTCCTCTGCAAGTTTCTGAAAATATGAGAGTGCATCATCATCATCTTCATTTACAGATGATGGTGTTGTAGATACGGCAGCAGTAACTAACTCTTCAGCAGCACCACGATCAGTATCTTCCTCTTCAATTGAACTGGTTGGTCTCTTACTACCAAGTACATACTCTAAACGTTTCTTCAAGTCATCATATGATTTGAACTGATCGGCATCGACAAACTCTTTAAGAGAGTTTTCTTTCTTCCAAACAGATTCAAGTGCGTCATCATCATCAAGTAGAGGAGTGACAGCAGTGAACTCAGAACTATCATAGTTTCTGTACCCTGCTACATTCTTTGCCTTAAGTTTAAAGTTCGCACCTTGCCAGAAATCAAATGGATCAATTGCTTCCTCATCTTCGAACTCAGGTTGCATTGCTGCTGTGAGTTTATCAAAGATTTTTTTACCATACTTATATAAAAATACCTTTCCTTCGTTCTCAGGATTGGCAGGATCTTTTACAACATAAATGTTGCTGATGTATGTAAGTTTACGTTTCTGTTTACGAGCAGCATCCTTACCTGCATCTGTTCCATTGTTCCATAACTGAGAGTTATACTCTGATACGGGATCTTTCTGACCAAGTGTAGTGAGAGAGTTTTCTATGTACCATCCACCAGGACCTTGGAATGCATGACTATACAGTTTTACAAACGGTAGATCTTCACCATCTGGTGCTGGTAGGAATCGAATAACGGCATATCCGTTACCTGACTTATCTACTTCCAGTTTCCACAAACGGTCATCACCTGATGCTCCGTTAGTGTTTAGTTTTTCGACTTCCTTAACTAACTTTGCAGTTAAAGAACCTAGTTTTGATTGCTTTTTAAGATTAGCAAATGACATTTGGATACCTCGGATTAAATTGGATTTCGTTGGATGTTTAGATTATAATAGATTAATTATGATTTGTCAATATTGTCCTTAAGTTTTGAGATTGTTTCTCTCATACCCTCAAAGAGCAAGTTCATATCAGTTCCTTTGGGAAAACCCATTAAAGGAATTGTTTTTTGTAATTGTTCTTTCATATTAACAGCATCAGGATCATCAGACAGTGACAGTCTGGTATACATAACCTTCTGTTTTTCTAATAATTCTGTCAACAGATCAATGTGTTCCACCTTATCATCATATTCCATTATAGGAAACTGCATTACATTACTATAAAGCGTCTTCTGAAGTTCATTGATTTCTTCAAGTTCTTCTTGAATAATTTCTGAATCAAAAAATTTACTCATCTACAATCTCTCTTAGAATTTTTTTATACTGAAACACATTAATATTTAGGAACGGAACATATTTTTTTATTTTCATACTGACGGTTTCCCACACTGGGTCTTTAAGTTTACGATTAAATTTTTTCCCAAAAGAAAAGATTTTTTCGAAGATCACTAAGGTTTCTAAACTTATCTCTCCTCCCAGATACTTTTTGAGTATCGGTGGATGACCTCTCGAACAATTGAATACTTCTTCTAATTCTTTTTCCGATAGTAATTTTTTTGATTGTTCTTTGAACAAGTACGTCAAACTCTGCTGTCGTCTCATCCAGTCTGCGTATGTCCTTTCTCCAGAATTTATAATTTCTCCAATCCATAGGTTCTGTGGGGTGTTAGTGGTTACAAAATTTGCTAATAAAAAATCAGTAATCTCTTGATCAGAGTATTTTCTTGATGTTTTTTCAAACCAATACTTATCCTTTCTTTTATTGAAGGATGTCATTGTTGCTCTTGACTTACCTCCATACTTAAAGAAGTCATATCTTTTATTCGTGAAATGACTCTTCATTGAGAGATATGTCTGGTAAGTTTCAAACGGTGTCACTTTCATCAACTTCTTCACTTTCTAATTCTGTAATTGCATCGCAAGGAACTTCATTATCACCTATCATATACCAATGTTGTGGCATACCGATGCTGTCAGGTCTCACACCTAGATATGCTAGGTCAGGGAAACTATGTTCTCTTAACATTGCCTGTAGTCTCCAATGTATAAGTTCAGATTTTTTCATTATAAAGGTAGTTTAGCACGAGAAGTCTTCTTCATAAAGTTTAACTGAATTGCATCATATTTCAACCTTTCTTTAAGAGGTTTTGTAATAAGTTTTGTTACAGATTGAATCTCTATGTCATTCATCTCACAATACTGACATATCGCATCAATGTAATTTAATTTTTCTTCAGCAACTATTTTTTCTATCTCCATCGAAAACTTTGTAGGAGTTAGAAACTTACTCTCCATTGCTTTTTCAAGTTCTTTGCTTGGTTCCATAAAACTCCAGTTTGTCTTTGACAAATTTGTCGATGTATTTACCAAGAAGTCTGATATACTTGGCTTTGTCAGTTTCTTCATAAACAACGCATTCTCCATTTTCACATGCCATAATAATGACTAATTTTTTAACTGCTATATTCTTCATCTCATATAGCATACAACCATACCCCATAGCTTGAACAAAATAATGTTCAATCCACTCTCGTGGTTTCGGTTTCTTAGATGTTTTAAAATCTATTATTGCTAATTCACCATCATGTTCTGCGATACAATCGACAGTTCCAGCAATTCCTAGTTGTTTACTATATAGGGCACCTTCTAGAGTGTGAATTTCATTGATTCTACTTAGTTCCTTTTTAGATATTTTAAATAAAAAATCAGATATGGGAGGAACTTTTGGTAACTTTTCATTCTTGAGATAATACTCAGTCAGTGTATGCATATCTGTTCCACGAGTTGTGGCAGCTTTTGTTATACGATCTGCTTCCTCATTACCAACTCTTTTTCTCCAGTCAAGGAAGATTTGTTTATTAAAATGACTAGTAATAGAAGTTATTGAAACTAATTTTACTAGTTCCTCTTCATCTGGAATTTTATAATACCTAACACCATCAATCGTTTCTCTCTCAAGTGGTTCAAGGTCTAAGTCTACATGATTAAACATCAAAATTTATCTCTAGTTTCGATAAAAGATATTCCTTAACAAGTCCTGAACGAACTATATCATTAATATCAAATTCTATTATACCAAAGGATGGCATTTTACGCAAGACGTTCATAAAGTTAACGATACCATTCTTGTCATTTGTTTTAACTAAATCAGTTTGACTTGCGTCACCACAAAAACATATCTTTGTATTTTCACCAACACGAGTAATAATACTATCAAGTTCATGAAAATTCAAATTTTGAAACTCATCAACAATGATGATCGCATTATCCAAAGTAGTTCCACGAATGAAAGATGTGCTCCAAAACTTAATCGTCTCTTGTGCTTTTAGATTACCATAAAGCATTTCAAAGTCTGCATCAGAAGGCATCTGAAACATGTACTTAACCATATTCTTATATGGTATCTGATAGATGTCTGCTTTATCCTCATGGTCACCTGGTAAAAAACCAATCTCTCTTGTGGATACAAGAGATCTTACCAAGTAAATCTTTTCATACGGAGTGCTTTCATTTAAAACATCGGCAAGTGCCTTATACAAAGTAATAAAAGTTTTACCAGTTCCTGCACAACCATAAGCAACTATATTTTTTTGATCATCATAAAAATCAAATAGTTTTTTTTGATTTTCTGATAGTGGTTCAATATCAATAAGATAACCATTATTCAATGGTTTTTTTCTCTTCATTTGTTTGGCAGTTAAACCAACTCCAATAGGTTGATCTGTACTCGATCCTCTTTTTCTTCTTGGCATTTTTAGTCTGTCTCTATAGCAGATTGAGTTGAAGACTCATAAGATCCTCTGTTTGCTAATCTTCCAGAAATACCTCCAGATTTTTCAGCACTCTTTAGAACCTCACCCCAACCAGGATTTTTGTTAACCAATTTATCTCTCCAC